ACCGGATTTTGACAAAAGAACTGAAGATGAGCATCCGGATCCACAAGAAAAGGCGTAGGATATGCCACTTGATCTGAAAGACCTCAGCATCCAAAATATTTCGCAATTGGCGTTTGATCTCAAGCTCGAAGAGATCGAAGCCAGTGATTCTATTTCACCGGCTGAGGCGCAGCGCCGATCGGATGTTTCTCTTCAGGCTTTAAAGTTGAAGTTCAAGGATGATCTTCAGGCGCTGGAAAAGTATGATGCTGAGCTGAAGATTTACCAAAAAAAGCAAACCACGAAAGTACGAAATAACTCGAAAAATTCTCTTGATGAAGATCAAGAATATATTGAACCTCCGGTAAAACCTAACGCTTTTGGGTGGTCGGAGGATTTCTTCTTATTGATGAATCAAGGCTGGCCGTGGCGTGTGGCTGTTTATATTGCCTGGGCAGGTAGCCCGAAGGTTGGACGATGGCCAAAGACCCAGGAAGATCTTGCCACTGGCGTGCTTGGATTGACCTCCGACCGGCAAATCAGTGAATGGCGCAAGAACAATCCGGCGATTGATGAAATGATCGGGATCATGCAAGCGATGCCTCTTTTGAGCCACCGGCGCGATATTTTTGAAGCCCTGGCCACCAGTGCGAGCGACCCAAGCTCGAAGGGCGCCCAGGACCGAAAAACAGCCTTGACTATGACCGGGGATTATGTTCCGCATCTCAAGATCGACCAAAAGCGTGACACCGCTGACCCGATGGATAAATCTGATGCCGAACTGGATGAGATCATCCGCAAGGGTGGTGGTTGATGTTAGCAACCACAGCATTGACCAGGGAAGTTGCATACGCTGAAAAGGCGAGGCGTGAAAAAGCGCGTCGCTATTATCGTGCTTTTAGGACATACGTTGCTCCCTGGTTCAAAGAAGCACCTCACAATGAACTTCTTGCGAATGCGTTTGAAGAAATCGAAAAGTACATTGCAAGTGAAGGTCAAGAGGGTATTGGCCGTCTGATCGTAAGCATCCCGGCGCAAATGGGAAAAAGCACAGACGCTGCGAGATTGTTCCCGGCGTGGGTGCTTGGACGAAACCCGAATATCAGGATCGCCATCACCTCTTATGCATCTTCCCTTTCTGACGGCCATAGTGGTTTTGTCAGAAATCTTGTTCAATCTGATGCCTTCAAAAATGTCTTTGGTGGCAAAAGCAACCAGATGGTGCCGGTCGATATTTCTGATGATTCAGCCTCCAAAAGTGATTGGGATCTGGCAGCTCCATTCCGCGGCGGATGTGTCAGCCGTGGTATTGGCGGCGGTCTTTCGGGCAAGGGCGCGGATCTGTTGATCGTTGATGACCCGACCAAAGATATTGAAGAGGCCCGCAGCGAGATCCACCAACGGAAATTGATGGACTGGTATGAATCAGTCGCCACCCAACGGCTGTCAAAAGGCGGCGCCGTACTGATCATCCACACCCGGTGGGACCCTAACGATCTCGCTGGTCAACTGCTTAAGAAAATGGGCAGTGGTGAACCGAACGCCGAGCAATGGAAGATCATTTATCTTCCGGCGCTGGCACTTGATCTGGAAGAATACCCTGTGACAGACGAACAATTCAGAGACAACCTCTTGAAGGGTCTCTTCATCCCCAAGGCAGCAGACGGCGACCAGCTCAGACGCGGTCCGGGTGAGGCTTTGTGGGAGGACAAATATCCAAAGGAATACATTTTGAAGAAAAAGGCAAACATGAGCCCGTTTGTCTTTTCGGCCATGGATCAACAGCTGCCGAGAGCTTTCAGCGGCGGATTGTTTGATGAGCAAGACATTCAGGTCATGGATCCATTGCAAGTGCCACCGAACTTGAAGTGGTATGCGTATGTTGACCTGGCGCTCGGCAAGAATGCGCGCAGCGACTTCAACTGCGTGATGCCTGGTGCACTCAAGCAAGACACGACGGATTACATTTTGCGGGATTTGTATCGGGAACAGAGCCTGGATAAATTCCTCAAGGAATTAAAGAAATTGATGCTTGCCGAAAGCAATAAGGGTGTGACCTGGGGGATTGAGGGAACGGCCTTTCAAACACTGGTTTTCAGACAGTTCCGGGGCGATCTTGAGCTGGCCATGGTGAAGGTCATGGAGATCATCCCAAGCGAGTCAAAGCTTGACCGGGCTGAAAATGCAAGCCTGCGCGGCAAAGAAAAGCATTTGTGGCTGGTAAGAGGCGAATGGAACAGGACAGCCATGAGAGAAATGACGCTCTTCCCACTTGGAAGACACGACGATGTGGTGGACGCGCTGAGCGGAAACCTGTTGGTGATGGCCGAATGTAATAAGTCAAAACATCTTGAGGCGAAAATCTTATGAATTTACTTACGCAGTTCAAATCATGGACGGAAAAAAACGTTCAAAAAGCCGGACAGATGTTTTCGTTCATCCAGAAATTCATCACGGTTTCATGGATGGATACAGATTTTCTGACACTGGTGCAAAACGGATACAAGGCAAGCTCCGCGGTATCGAATTGTGTGAGGGCGCTAGCATTTTCATTCCCGGAGCCGCAGCTGATTGCCTACCGTGAAACCGCGGACGGGGAGCAACCGGCTGGACCCAATGACCCACTGCAAAAATTGATCAGAAACCCGAACCCGGATATGGGTGAAGCTGAGTTGATGCAATTCGTGATCACTTATGCCTCATGCGGCGGAAATGTTTATTTGTGGAAAGAGCGTTCAAAGAACGGCAAAGTGATCGCGCTCTGGCCATTTTCTGATAAGGATGTCAAACCTGTACCTGGTGAAAACCCCAAAGAGGGGTTTGTGGCCGGGTATGAATTTTATGTTGGCGATGGATCAACGGTTTATCTCTCCAAGCGGGATGTCATTCAATGGAAATGGATGATCGACCCGGAACAACCCTGGAAGGGATTGGGCGCAATTGAGTTTGCCGCCAGGGATGTGCAAAACGATACCGAATCAAGCCGATTTACCTATGCCATGTTCAAGAACAATGCCATCCCTCCAATTGCAATTACCACCCCTGAGGGGGATGAGCTGGACGAAGCAACCGTCAAGCGTTTGCAAAAACAATGGATGAAGCGGTATGGCGGTGAAAATCAAGGTGCACCTGCATTCCTGCAGGGTGGCATGACGATTCAAAAGCTCGGCTTGAATATGCAGGAGATGGATCTCTCAGAGCTCAAGAATGTGCCTGAGTCACGGATCTGCGGCGCATTTGGGGTTCCGCCTTCGATCGCGCTTTTGTATGTGGGTTTGAAACGGTCGGATTACGGCGACGGTATGGCCAGAAAAAGCTTTACCGAAACGACGCTGGTGGCTTTGTGGCGCACGTTCTCAACCGAGATGACCTCCTCCCTATCGGATGAATTTGGCGGCGGGTATATATTGCGCTTCGATCTCAACCAGGTTAAGGCGCTGGCTGAGAACGTCAATGAGTTGTGGACACGGCTGTCTGGCGCTGTGGATAAGGGGATCATCACCAGGGCAGATTTCAAGCGTGCGGTTGGTCTGAAGGTGCTGAAAAGCGACAACGTTTACCGCACCTCCATGATCAATGGGTGGGAGCCTGCAGGGGAAACTCCGAGCAACCCGAACGCGGCGATCGATGGAGGGAGCGGGAAAAGCATTGCCAACGTGAAGGGGATTGCCGCGCCATTGGGGGTTGCCGCGCCGCAAGAACAGCGGCTCGCAATGACAAAGGGATTGAACAATGCAGTATACGGTCGGGCGCTTCAGCGGATCAGGGCAACGATGTGGCCGAATATGTCTAAGGACCTGGACGGTTATTTTTCAACCTTATCGGATCGGGTGGTGAGCCGGGCGGGGAAGGCATTGCAAGGAATGCAGGAAACGAAATCAGATCTTCCTGGCATCGATGACCTTTTGACAGCCAAAGACGCGGATGAGCTGAATAAGATGCTCAAGAAGTGGTTTGTGGCGATTGCTCAGGCAAGCTGGGAAACTATCAACTTAAGCCTGGGTGTGGATATCGCCTTTGATATGACCGACCCAGCGATCACGAAGATGCTTTCGACTGCCGGTGGTGACATCAAGGATATTGTGGCCACGACACGCAGCGCTTTGCAGGATGCGCTGAAATACGGCAATGACAACGGATGGTCCATTCAGCAGCTGGTGAAGGGTGATGAGACTCAGGCTGGAATTCAATCGATTGTGGATGAAACCTATAAGAACAGATCCACCACGATCGCGAGAACCGAAATGGGGAATGCCCAAAACGCGGTCAGCTCTGAGCGATACAAGAACAACGGCGTCAGTCTGGTCGGGATCCTGGATAACGGCGATACCGATGATGATGATGAATGCAAGGTGGCCAACGGCGAAGTATGGACCATCGCCTATTTTGAAAGCAATCGTCTGGAGCATCCGAACTGTACCAGGTGCTCTTATCCCATTTTTGAAGATGTAACACCCGACAGGAGTTAGCATGAGCAAACCCAAACAGGAAAATCCGGAGTTCGAGTTTAAAAACGTCAAGGCTGTCGTAGATGAAACCGGCAAGATCTCGATGGTTTTTGCCACTTTTGGCGTTGAGGACCATGACGGTGACATTGTTGAAAAATCCGCATTCATCGACGGTCAAGCGGTTGCAATGGTCTGGTCTCATGATTGGAGTGAGATCGTTGCCAAGGGGGTGATCGTCGTCACCGAGACTGAAGCCATCTTCGAAGGCCAGTTCTTCATGGATACCTTAGCCGGTCAGGAAGCCTATAAGACCGTCAAAGCCATGGGTGACCTGATGGAATACAGTTGGGGATTCCGCACCACCAAATCCATCTGGGAAGAAAGAGAAAAAGAACATTGGGTGCGGCATATCGTATCAACTGAAGTTTATGAAGTTTCTCCGGTGCTTAAGGGCGCCGGTATAGGAACGAGGACGCTTGCCATAAAGGGCCGTCAAACGCTGGATGCACAAATCAAAGCGATCGTCGAATCTGTGGACTTGCTGGGGGAGCGCGTGCGCTCACTCAAAGGGCTGCGGGAAGATGAAGGGCGCGGGATGAGTGTTGAACGCATGAATGAGGTCAAGGGACTGGCAGCACAGCTCAGGGACGCGGCTGAAGCACTTGAAAAAAGCATCCTACAAGATGAACCCGACCTGAAGAAAGGTCTTCAGACCGAGTTCCTACGATTCCAACAATTCAAATTGCTCCAAACCGGAGCGGGAAAGGTAACGGAAAATGGCAACTAAACTGCAAGAAAAGCAAGGGGAACTGGAAGCAAAAGCGAAATCTCTTCATGAGATCTTCGAGAAATATCCGGATATGAATATGCCGGAAGACGTAGCCAAATCGATCAAGCCATTGAACGATGAGCTGACCGACCTGGGCAAAGAAGTTGACAGCCTCAAGGCTCTCGAGCAAATCTCACGAAATGCCCAGCAGATCCTTGAAGACGGCGGTTCACGCCAGGACAGCGGTATGTCATGGCAAAAGGGCCGTGATGGCCAATCTGGTTCACAGCACAATCAAGCCAAAAGCCTTGGTGAACGCTTTATCGAAAGTAAAGCTTTTAAGGAATATCAGCGCGGACAGGGCGTTGGCCCCGCCGATGAGATCGAGGCCAAGGAATTATTTGAGCGCAAGGCCGTGTTTGATTCTTCAACCGGTTATGCGCCTCAGGCCGTTCGCATGGGAACACTGGTGGATTACGCCACTCAGCGTCCAATGGTCAGCGACTTGATCCCCAGCGGTGAGACCACCCAGAACTCCATCGTCTACATGGAAGAAACCACCAGCACCAATGCTGCCGCTGAAACTGCCGAGAAAAGCGATTCTCCTGAATCCGCTTTGGCTTTCACCCAGAAAGACAGCGCTGTTCGCGATATTCGCACTTATCTTCCAGTGACCGAAATTGCCCTGGAAGATGCCCCGCAGATGGCTTCCGTGATCAACAATCGCCTCAATCTTTTCATCCGCATGCGCAGGGAAACCCAGATCATCAGCGGCGATGGCAATGCCCCCAATTTGCGCGGCTTGATGAATATTGTCGGCAAACAAACCCAGGCCAAGGGCGCAGATCCCACTCCGGATGCGTTCTATAAAGCCATGACCCTGGTCATGACCGGATCTTACCTGGACCCGAACGGCATCGTGATCAATCCGTTGGATTGGGAACCTATCCGCCTGTTGAAAACCCTGGATGGCGTTTATATCTGGGGAAGCCCCGCGGATGTTGGACCGGAACGCATGTGGGGTCTGCCGATCGTCAAGACCACCTCCATGACCCAGAACACGGGTATTGTGGCGGCATTTGACACTGCCATGCAGCTGTTCTTCAAGAAGATGATCAGCATCCAGATCAGCAACAGCCACAACGATTATTTCATCAAACATCAGTTGGCCGTTCGCGCCAGTGAACGTGTGGCGTTGGTTGTCTATCGCCCTGCTGCCATCTGCACGGTGACTGGAATCTAATTGAACGGGCACGGCCCGCCGTGCCCCTACAAAAATTGCGATACGTTTTGGGGAGGGGGAACCCTCCCCAGAAAGAAGGAAATATGCAAGCGATTGAAGGGTCCATAGGACCATACATCAATGCAGGGGCGCCGGTGAGCGGCACCAACGAGGTGCAGACGATCACACCATCCGCGGTACCGGCAAGCGGCACATTTATGCTGATGTTTGATGGGTACAAAACCACGGCATTAGCACATAACGTTTCGGCAGCCGCCATGCAAACAGCGCTGAATTTGCTTTCATCCATCGGCACCGGTGGGGTTGCGGTTGCCTTGGATGGCGGAACGGGCGTTTATACGATCACATTCAGCGGCGCCAATGTGGCCAAGCGTGCACAAAACATGATCACTGTGGCGAACAACACCGTCAAGGATGCCGGTAATGCCGCAGTGACCCTCACTGTGGCTGAAGGAACACCTGGCGTTGAAGCCACCTGTCTTGGTGCCGCTGCAGGCGCTCTGCTGATCGATACGACCAACAAGACGCTTTACCAGAACACCGGCACGGCGGCAGCTCCGACCTGGAGTTTGATCTTCTCAGGACTGGCAGCCAGCAAAACCGNNCGGGTGGGTACAAGATCGCCCGCGGGATCCGCACAACAGCCGCTGATCAGGAAGATGTGGCGACAGGGTTGGCCACTGTGATATCCGCTACAGTCAGCATGGTGGGAGCGCCATCCATGACCCACATGTATTCATCTGTGACCCCCGGCGACCAGAATGGAGCACCGGCAGCAGGATCCATCAGGATCAACAGCTGGAAGCCGACCGCGGCGAACGATTGCGCGCCGATCGCAGCCACCGGTCCGTTTGGGAATGTGAGCTGGATCGCGATTGGAACTTAGGCAAGGTCAAATGGTTTGATGGGGGCACGTGTCCCTCTCGCAAACCCAGCTCGGGGATGCAAAGACCGCAAACGTGCCCCAACAATAATGAGCGAGGAAAGGAAAAAATCATGACATTCAAAGTTACAGAACGTTTATATCGGTCGGCTGATGGAAAGAAAGTGGTGTTTGAGAAGGATGTAAGAGCACGCACTTTGATCGCCACTCCTGGTGAAGAGCTTCCGGAAAAGCCAACCATTGAAAAGTTGGATACCGGGAAACCGGAAACCAAAGCGGTTAAGAAGGGTGAAGATAAATCCATCAAGCCTGATGAAAACAAGGGCGCAAAGCAACCCACATTGACCCCAGAACCCCCACCGGCTGACGATCCTGACAACCCCGCTCGCGACGAACGCTCGGGGGCGCAAACAGCGCGGGACGAATAATCATGACCGCTTTGCTGACCGCTGCCGAATGCCGTGTGCTTGTTCGCACATCCTTGTCTGATGAAGATCTTCAGGCTGTGATCGACCGCATCGAAGCCGTCATCACCAAAAAGATCGGTGCCCCACAGGATGAAACAAACTCCGTGACGATCACCGAGACCGTTGAAGGCGATGGAGAGCATATCTTCGTGAAGGTGCGTTTCTCTGAGATCGTCTCGATCACCGAAGACGGCGCCAGTGTGGATGCCGATGATTACCGGGCATGGGGTGACTCAGGCATGATCGAGCGCCTTCCAGAGGGCTATCAGTGGGAGGATGTGTGTGTTGTGACCTACAAACCCGTAGATCAGCGGGATGAGCGCAAGGAAGCCACCATCAACCTGGTGAGGTTGACGCTCGAGCGGACGGCAATGGCCAGCGAGAGTATTGCAGGTGAATATTCATTCAACGCGCCTGATTGGGATAAAGCCATCAAGCGCGAACTCAAGAATCTTTGTTTTGCGGCGGTCTAAATGAGCATGGAATCGAACATGATCCACACGTGTGTGATCGAACGGACCATCGTCGAGGATGAAAATCCGCTGGGTGGACCGGGAAGCAGCACCGTGGTGACCGTTTACTCAGGCATCTGCAGGCTGGTGGAAAAAGCACAGCGCGTCAAGAATGATGAAACCGCGACTTGGGAAGTGATCGCCGTTTACAAGCTGTTTCTGCCTGCTGGTTTGAACCTGCAGGACCGCGACAACGTGGCCAGCATTACCCTGGAAGACGCCACTGAGCTTGTAAATGCCTTCAAAGTGACCCAAAGCCTGACAAGACGCGGTTTGATCGCAAGGTTCATAAGTGTGGATCTGGAGAAAGTGAAATGAGCAAGCTTTTTCGCATGAAGTGGTTTGGTGACAAAGTGCTCAAAGCAACCGAGGATCAGTTATGCGAGATCCTTGGCGAGTTTGCTTTGGTTGCTGAGGGTGAATCCAAAAAGGAACTGCACAAAGGGCACGGCGTCAAAACCGGCCATTTGCGGAGATCCATTCATGCGGCGAACGCTGACTATTCATTTTCCAAGGATGACACAGGTCCGGATGGAAGCTCCCCGGAGCTGGGAGGCTTGAAGATCAAAGCCAAGAAAGTCGGCGACAAGTTCGTGGTGCGGCTTGGATCTGGTTTGGTTTATGCGCTGGCCATCCACCAGGGATGGAACTGGCAGCCGGGCGGTTTGATCGGCACGTTTGCCGGGTATCACTATCTGACCAACGGCGTAGATAAGGCCAAGGCCAAAAAGAATCAAATTATCGCAAGACACCAGGTGAGCAAATGATCAACGGACTCGAAGCGACCATCCAACTTTTGAAGGCAAGCGGACTCTCTGTTGATCAGATCGCCAGCAAGCACCGATATGGTGAAAGCGGCACGGCAACGTGGCAGCCTGGATCGAGCGCAATCGTGATCAGACAGGATGGAGGTGATCTCAATCTCTATGTTGAGGTGCAGACGATCAGGGTTGAAGTGAGGAGCTTCGCCAAAAATGATTATCTGGCACTTGAATTGGCCAACGAAGTTTACGCGCTGAGCCGATCCATTGAGAGGGTTGAACAAAAGGTAAGCGGCGGGATGGCCTTGATCTATTCCTTCCTGCCAGCCTCGGGGCAATCGCAATTATTTGACCCGGACTTGAAAATGGATTTCGTGCTTCAGTTTTTCAATGTTCAGATATCTGAAAAATCAGCGTAAGCCCTACGTTACGGGGCAGAGGATTATATGGCAGACATTTTACTCGCAGTACAAAAGATCGTGCGGACAGGGCTTGCGGTTGTGAGAACAGCTTCGGGTTCTTCTCCGCTGTTGAATACTTCGGACAACTTCCAGTTCATCAACACCGGCAAGGAAAGCGTCCATTTGGTGAAAACAGGCGCCGGTGCCTGTAATGCGATTTTCAAGACACCTGGCAAGGTGGACGGTCTTGATATTGCTGAGCGGACTGTTGTTGTGGCAGCCACCACTGGTGATGTTGAGGTGGGACCATTTGACCCCGCCATCTATAACACTCCGGGTACCAATTTGTTGGCAGGTTTCACAGTCAGCGAAGTGACCGGATTGAGCGCAGCTGTCAAGCAACTCAAATAGATGTTGCTGCAGTATGCAGCAGAAAGCGAATTTTCATGCAACCTTATGAATTGATCACCGGAGTTGGACGATTGTACGTGGCACCTGTTGGCACGGCATTTCCGGATGTGGATGACACACCTGGTGCTGCCTGGCGCGATATGGGGCCGACTGAAGACGGTGTTTCGGTCAATATGGATCAAAAGATTGACGAGCACCGGGTGGATCAGGAAACAGGCCCGATCGAAGCGACACGGTCTGAAGAAAACTTGACCGTTGAAACCACTTTGCCCTCTGCCACTTTGGAAAATTTGGCCGATGTGCTGGGCGGTACGGTTGAAGACACTGCGCCAGGCGCCGGGGCAATTGGCACGCGGGAAGTTCCGCTTTACCGCGGAAAATCCGTAAAGAAATTTTCCTTGCTCTTCAGGGGAGAATCTGCATCGCCTTACGGCGTGGGAATGCCTGGGCAATATGAAGTTCCACGCGGTTACTTTGGCGGCACGACCGGCTTGAAAGACACCAAAGACGGGCATAGAGCCATCGGTGTGGAGTTCCACGCTTTGGTGAACCCCTCTGCCACTTCAGACAGTGAGAAGTTTGGCCGTCTAATCGTGCAGGATGCCGAGGCAACCTCATGACGAATGACCGTGTTCTTGACCTTGATGAGCTCTTTGGGCGTGACAACCCCGTCACCGTCAAGCATGACGGTAAGTCTTATGACCTGGTGAGGCCTTCGGGCCTCACTCCGGCCCAGTATTCAGGCTGGCTGGCGCTCGAAGCGCGGATGGATGACTTCAAGAAATTGGGGTCTGAAATGACCGAGGCGCAATCTGCCGAGATGGAAAAAACGGTGATGGAGATCATCACCCTTTTGAATTCGCGGTTGGCCAAGGAAGATCTTGGTTTTGTGAAGGGCATGCGGATCGTGCAGTTCTATTTTGAAACCGTCTTCCCGGACCTGGTCGCACAGGCGAAAGCCAATCCAAAAAAAGCGATTGGGGCAGCGTCTTCGCAGACCTAAGCGCGGTTTACGGTCTGCCCCTTTCTGAAATTTGGAACAACATGCCGATGGCATCCATTGAGTCTTACTACGAAAAGGTGCCTGCCAAAATTGCACAACAAAAACTGATCATGGCTGAAGCGGTGATGACCGCTTTCTCAAAAGATGCATCGAAGATCATGAAAAATTGGGAACGACTGGCATACGGCGAGGCCGCAAAGCCAAAACCTGCAAGCGCTGGCGAATTGAAGCTTCTCGGAATAGGAGTGAAGCATGTCGGGAAAACCAAGTCTGGGTGAGGCCGTTCTGGATCTCACCGGCGATGATAGCAAACTTCAAAAAACAACCAAAGACGCAAAGCTCAATGTTGAAAAGATATTGGGCGGTTTAGGCACGGGTATGAAAGCCCTGGGGGTGGGGATCGTTGCTACATCCGCGGCGGTGGCGACTTTGGGTGCTGGCATCTTCGCGATGGCCACCAAGGCTGCCAATGGGGCGGATGAAATTATGAAGATGGCAAACACCTACAGCTTAACCACTGACAAGATCCAGGAGTTGAAATACGCGGCTGAGCTGGTGGATGTGCCCCTGGACACGATGACAGGATCTTTCTCGCGCCTGAATATGGCGTTGGGATCGGCAAAGGACCCCACCAGCGAACAGGCTAAGCTTTTTGCGCAACTCGGAGTTTCTGTTCTGGATGCATCCGGTCAGATGAGAACGACACAGGATGTCTGGCTGGATACAATCGATGCCTTGGGCGGGGTGCAAAATCAAACGGATAGGGACATCCTCAGTTTGAAGCTGTTTGGGCGCTCAGCTGCGGACCTCAACCCGTTGATCGTGGCAGGATCCGCGGCGCTGGCTAAGTTTGGGCTTGAGGCGCATACAACGGGAAACGTGATGGACGAGGATCTGTTGATCTCGGCTGGGAAGTTGGACGATGCGCTGCAGAAAATAAAATCCACTGCGGGATCTGTGGTGATGAAGCTGGGAGCGGAATTCGCGCCAGGCATTGAAGCTTTCGTCAATGTGGTGGGTGGATATCTGACCCGTTTTTCAAACTTGATCGGTGATGAAAANNGGTGATGAAAACCTGACCACAGAACAAAAAATAACAGCGGGCGCGAGCCTGATCAGCACCATCCTTTTGGATATTCGGGACCGGTTGCCACAGTTGATGGAATCCGGTCTTGGCATTATGAGCTCATTGATCACTGGTATTTTGCAGGCTATTCCGGTGGTCATCCCCGTTTTGATCGATGGAATCATGGGAATCATCGACTTCTTGATCGAGATGCTCCCAATGCTTCTTGATGCGCTGATCAAGGTTGTGGTGCTGTCTTTTGAGGGGATCGCTCAGGCGCTGCCTGAGTTACTTCCAAAATTGGTCAAGCTGATCATGGATCTGCTGATCACCTTAATCCAGGCTACGCCATTGATCCTGAAAGCCGGTCTTGAAATGATCCTTGGATTGGTCAAAGGATTGGTGGGCGCCATCCCCGAACTGGTGAAGGCCATCCCCGAATTGATCATGGCTATTGTGGATGCGACCATTGAAATGCTGCCGGAGATCATCCTGGCGGCGGTTGAGATCGTGATGGCGCTGGTATTTGGGATCGTGGAAAATATTCCGCTGATCGTTGAAACCATCCCCAAGATCATCAAGGCGATGATCGACAAGTTCAAAAGCCCGGAGTTCAAAGAGCAAATGGCCGATATGGGCAAGGAACTGATCGAGGGATTGAAAGACGGCTGGACCAAAGCCTGGGCAAGTTTCAAAGAAATGGTGGTCAAGAACTTCAAAGAGAGCGTTCAATCCATCAAGGACCTGCTGGGCATCAACAGCCCGTCGACGGTGTTTGCGGGGATCGGCGACAACCTGATGCAAGGGCTGACGATCGGAATCAACCGGAGCGCTCAAATGCCCGCGATGGCGACCACCCAGGTTGCGGGGGCTCTGTCTCAATCAAGCGTTACAAATAATTACAACTTAACCGGCAATTATAAATACCAGTCAGAAACGAGCTTAATTGAACAGGTGAGAATGCTGCAGTTATTGGGAGGGAATTGATGTACTCAGTGATCGTAAACGGCGTTGAAACCCCTCTGGATGATGGAGTTCTATGCTACCTGATTGGTAATGATGGGCTTGGTTTACTCCCGTTTCATCGTATCTCTGACAGAGGTCCTTTGCAGAACGGTGATACTGACCGCGGCTTTCGTTATGATCCGAGGATCATCAACCTGGCACTGCATATTTTCGCAGAGACAGAAGCTGAGTTCTGGCAGAAACGGTCTAATGTGCTGACGTTGTTTTCTCCCAATACAAAAAAGGTTATCTTTCAATGGAAACTTGGAACAACCATTCGGCAGATCGAGGCAGTGCCGTATGAGGGACTGACTTTCTCAAGCAAAGACGCCAGCGGATATTCGCAAAAGACCGGAATGGTTTTGAAGTGCAATGACCCAGCGATGTTTGACCCAACGCCGAACTCAGTGGAATTGTCTGCAAGCGGCGGGGGTGGGGCGACGGGCGGGGCAGTGCCGACCGCGGTGCCAACATCCGTGGGTAGCTCAGGGGTCAATGCTACGGTGGCAATCAATTACACGGGTAAGGTGGATTCGTTCCCGTACTTGATCCGCATCACGGGACCGATCACCAGCCCCATCTTGACCAACCTGGTGACCAATGAAGTGCTGGATTTCAGCGGGTATACGATCGCGGCTGGGGATTACTACGACATCGATCTGAGGTTCGGGTACAAGACGGTGACATCCGCAGCTGGTGTCAGCAAGCAATCTGAGCTGACCGCGGCATCTGACTTAACTACTTTCAGGATCCTCGCAGACCCGGATGCACCAGGTGGGGTGAACTCCATCCAACTGACCGGCAGCGGTGTGGATGTGGCAACAAAGGTGAATATCTCTTACTACAATCGTTTCTCAGGAATTTAGGAGGCAATTATGACGGAAAAATCACTGTTTTGGACAACTGGAGGCGCTGGAGACGGCGCCAGCACCTATACGCGGTCAGATTGGGGCAAAGCATTCAAGATCGTTGCTTCCTGCAGGGCATCTGAGGGGGTTGCACCCAATTTCTCGAATGAATGTGTGGGAAGCGTGCCTGGGACAAACACAGCCAGGATCGGCACCGGCGCCGCGTTAGTGGATGGTAAGCCGTATGAGAATTCGGCACCGGTGGATGTGACCATCCCATCCGCGGTGGGCGGCGGGAACGCCAGGATCGACCGGATCGTGCTGAGGGCAAACTGGACAGCGCAAACAGTGAGGATCACGCGCATTGCGGGTACTGATGCGGTGAGCCCCACAGCGCCAGCCGTCACGCAAACCAGTGAGACCACTTACGACATCATGCTTTACCAGGCGCTGGTGACCACGGCGGGTGTTGTGACCTTGACCAATGAAAGGGTCATGGCCGATCTGGCTGCCGGGGATGTTACAAGCACGATGATCGCGGATAATGCAGTGATCACAGCGAAGATCCCGGATGCTTCAATCCCTAACAGTAAATTGTCTGAAGGTTCGATGCCTTATGGTGTGCAAGTCAAAAATTCAGCTCAATTAACTGTCCCGGCCAGTGCTGTGGCATATACGGTGCCGTTTGATAGTGAAAATTTTGATGATGACACGATGCATGATAATGCGACAAATAACACGAGACTGGTTTGCAAACGAGCTGGGAGATATTTTATTAATATCAGCCTTATTAGTGGGAATGGTGGAACAAACTATACTCAATTTTCATTCAGACTAACAAAAAACGGCACTTCCAATGTTATTGGGCAACATACGAATGGGCAAGCAAATCAGGCTGAAAGTTGGTATGTGGATCTTGCCCTTAATGATTATCTCGAATTTGTAGTTTTTCAAAATGGGACAACCACTGGATTATTATTTGCTAATAGTTGTGTGGCAACCATGGCTTATGACGGTTAATCATGGAGCCTGAATTCAGACTTGATCTGTTGTCTTATACCGGGGTGAAATTCGCCGAGCTGAGCAATTTTCAAGAGCTTGGAGCGTCTGTAAGAGTCAACTCCTACGGCGTGCTGAAGACCACGCTTGCCGGTGATCACCCGACGCTGGCCAACTTGCAGAATAACTGCCAGGTAGAGCTGTATTACAAATACACCGGAGGCGTCTGGACAAGATTCTTTGGCGGAATATACCGGGCCCAGCAGCAAAAACAACCTGAAGAGCCTTATTTTACTTTAACCGCCTTGGGTTACCCGTGGCTTTTGAACACGCGGATCGTGGCATATCCATCGAATGTGGCCAATAAATCATCTTTTGCGGCAGTCAAGGCCGAAACGATCATGAAAAGCATGGTGACGGGCAATATCACCAGCGCAGCCACGACTGCGAACGGAAGGATCCGCAACGGCACCAATTGGCCAGCGATGCTGATCACCGTGGCTGCAGACGCCGCGGGCGGAAACACGCAAGATTGGCTTTGCGCCGGTGAGAATTTGTTGGATACGCTGCAGAAGCTGGCCAAGATTGCGGGCGGCGACTTTGACTTAGTCAAGACGGCAGCCAATGCCTTTGAATTCAGGTTCTATGCCGGGCAGATCGGCACCAATCGAACGGCAACTGTCAGTTTTTCGATCGGCAAAGGGAACATGGGGGACCCGAATTACACCTACGACCGCATCAATGAGGCGACCGCTGCCATTGTGGGCGGACAGGGTGAGGACAGCTCAAGAGAATTCGCTGTGAGGACCGGTTCACTGTATGCAGCATCAAATGACATTGAGTTCTTTGTT